GTTAGAGTCTTTCTTTTTTCTAGCCAAGGATCGCTGCTCTATCCTCAACTTTTTCATAGCAGATTTAAAGAAATCTTGGTTCTTGAATTTCTTTCCATCTGAAGTTATTACAAAATCTTTTATACCTAAATCTAAACCAACCGTTGTTTGATCTATAATAGGTTTCTTTTCAGGTTTTAACTCACCAGTATCAATCAATATAGATACATAATATTTATTTGTTATTGTTCGTGATACGGTGACGGTTTTGATCAAACCTTTAAATTCTCTGTGTAAATCAATATCAACCAATTTTAGTTTAGGTATGAAAATCTGTTTATCATTTTCCAAATATACTCCTTGAGGTAATTGAAATGATTGTTTTCCAAATTTTCTTTTAAACTTGGGAAAACCGCCACCTCTAAAAAAATTTGTATAGGCATTATCCAGATTTCTTAAACTCATTTGTAATGCCTGTGAAGGACTTTCCTTTAACCAAGGAGCATCTGTATCTTTAAGTTCTTTAACTTGATTTGCTAAATCAATGCAGGTATAGTTCTTTTTATTTCCTATGTAGGCTTGAATTTTTGTTTCTAAACCAAGATTATATACAAACCTAACTTGACCAAAAATATGATACATCATATCTTTCTGCTCTTGATTGGGGTATATCCTATATTTAAATGATTTTAGCATTTTTACAAAAAACTTTTTCGATTTGTAAGTATATATAATTAAAAATATATCACTTTTTTCCATTTTTAAAAATGGTTTAAAATGATTAAAGGGATTGGTGTCAAATTCATCAGCTACACTAAAGATGTAGTTGTTTTCTTTGACGGATTCTATAAAATTCCAAATATTTTATTTGAATTCAAAAATTGATCTTCTATATAAAAATCGATATTAAATTCAATAAAATTGTTTTTTAGAATCTCTTTTATAGAAATATTTGAATAATATATTGAAAGTGTGACAATATCTTTTTTTAGAATGTTTATAAAAAAAGATATGCCATATTTGTCTTTAAGATCCAGATAATATTTATCTTTAGAAAAATTATCATCTATAATTTTATGAACGTCTAACATTATATCAGATACATATTTATCCACTTTTTCTATTATTAAATATGTTTTGAAGTTTTTGATCATTTTTTCCAATTTATAATATATATAAATTGAATATATTTTGTTTAGAAAAAAATATTATAAGTAAATATTTTTATATATAAGTTACATATGAAACACGTGAAACTATACGAACAATTTGATTTGGATGATCTATCAGATGAAGATATTTTTGGTAAAAAAACAGATCCAGAAGTTGGGGATAAAATTCGAGTTGGTTTAAATGATATCAAACTCAACCATCAATTCTTCTTCTGCCTGTTTTAACTCTCTTTTATATTCTTCGATGTCTTCACGATCTTTATTCATCATACCCTTATATTTCTTTCTATCGCCATATATATCCGTCATAACTTGATTAACGACACCGGTCTCATTTTTGAAGACGGTGCCGTTCAATAATATTATATCTGTAGGCTCGAGATCCACCCTATGATCATTAAATATAGCATATTTCTTATCTGGCGACAGGACGCCTTTATACGAATCAGCCGATATATTAAACATTCTCATCGTTGTTGGATAAAGGCTCGCGAAATCATAACAAGAAACCCAAGTCGCCATTTTACCCTTAACTGGATCTTTTACCCATCCACCCTTAACTGCTTTCTCAGCATCATCAACCAAATTTTGTTGCATTGAATCGTTTTCCAATCTACATAAAATGATATTTCTTTCTTTTTTCAATTTCTTTCTCAAAATTCCTTCTGTAACAGGCAGTGTGCTGTAAGCGTCAAGAACTCTTATTCTGGATAATGTGGATATACCATAAAGAATATCTATCCATTTTGTTTTTTCATGTATCTTTTGTACAAGAATAGAGTCAACAGCATTATAATAAATAAACTTTTTATAATCTTGTTTAGCTAACGTTTTCAAAGTTCCTTCATAATTTACTTTTCTAAGTTTTAGAATATTATAAGAAACAAAATCCAAAGAATCAGATTCTTTAACTTTTATGGTCGTGTCCCATTTTTGATATAGTTCCATATAGTCTATGATGAGTCTATGGGCCGGCATTTCACAATATGATTCTTTATCTTTTCCAGTTTTATTGTCTCTTTTAAAGGGAGGTCTTAAAACTCTAGTAAAAGACGATACAGATGGGTCTATCCCTATCTTACGAGCCCGATTTATTAAATAAACCCAATCGTATTCAGTAAAATTCCACCCAGTTAGAACAGCCATTTTAGGAACATATTTGTTGAAGAAATTGAATATCATATCATATTCATTTCTATATTTTATAAACTTGAATTCATATGTGGTACCAAATTTTATAAAATAGTTATTTATATCTTCTTCTATGGACGATATATCAGTATTTGATAGATCTTCTATGCCCATAACAAGAACTTTATTTTTATTAACTATGGATATTGATTGGATGGCTCCTTCTGCCAAATGTGGAGTTGGTTTTGTGTCTAGAATTTCATTTTCAATATCAATAAAATATATGTCAGCTTCAACATATTTAAAAACATCATCCTGCTCTTCCTGTGGTAAATTATCTAGAAAATCATAAACAGAATAACGGTCTGGTCTTCTAGTGTACACTTTTTTCACACTACAACCATCCCAAGTAACATATTTTCCATCTTTATCTCTATCATCATCATCACAAATAATAAACTTTTGAGGATTGGGCCATTTATAACTTTTCATCTTTATGTGCCCACTATCCGATATGTATGAAACTTTTAGATCCTGTTTTATATACTCATAATCAACTATCATTTTATTTAACCATTTTATTTTAATATATATTTTATATGGACAAAAGTTTAATCATTAAAAAATTTATAATGGTTCATGGTAACGAATATGATTATTCTTTAGTCGATTACACAGTAAACTGGTTTGGTGGAGAAGATTCTTTAAAAAAACAAATAATTAAAGATTCTATAAAAACGGAATACTGCCAAGATAATAAAATTATTTTAATAAGAATAAAATATGATGAAAATATAGATTTAAAATTAAAACATCTATCATAGAAAAAATAAATTCTTTTTTTAATATATAGTGAATATAAAATGTTATAAACGGAAAGGGGTAATTTTACTCTTACACTTTGTAAGTTTACATCTTTTGCTAAGTCTTTAATTTTCATTCTCTTTTGAATTAAAATCATCTTCTACAACCTTAAATAATCTATTCACTTCTTTAGCGTTCTCTTCAGCACTGTCTATATAACATATTGCCTCAGAAAGGCCGTCTGGAAATTCAATCTTTGTTATTAGTTCTTCTTGTGCCCCTTCTGTATCATAATCTATCATACAGAAATCAACGGGAATAGTGGACATTACATTCTGCACCATTCCCCCGTCTACAGTTATTATAATTTTTGGTATCATTTTAATCGTTATCAATTATGAATATTTTGCCATCTATTTTTAGCTGCTATGTTTTCCTGTGCTTTGCCCCGTTGTGTGTGATTCCGTTTGCTTTGGCATAGTTGGTTTTTGTTTTCAGATTCAGGATAGAAGCACAGTATTCAATTATTTGAACTAAATCAGAGTTACTTAATTCACCTTCAAATGAGGCTTTAAATAGTGAATCCTTTATCTGCTGTGCCTTTGACATTGTTCAATTTTTTTAAGTGTTTTTAGCCATTAGTTAGCAGTAATACTACATTCCATCTCCGAATGAAGTTACTACGTTAAATTCTTTTTCTTTTCTTTTTTCTCCCACCCTTTTTAAAGAAATATTGAAATGTTTTTCATCATTTTCAATCCCAATAAAATTACGATTGGTGTTTATACAAGCAATTCCAGTTGTGCAACTTCCAAATGTGTTGTCCAAAATTGTATCACCTTCGTTACTGTATGATTTTACTAACCATTCAATTAATTCAATTGGTTTTTGTGTGCTATGTAATTGGTCTTGCCTTCTCCACTTTTGTTGAAAAAATTGAACAGTTGAAGGATACCTAAAACCATCATTTGAGGTTTCACTTTCAGAAACTACACCAAGTTTATGATTGTTTGGTTTATCTCCTTTATTTGCCTTTCGTTTCCTATAATAAGGTTCACCTTCTTCAAGTTGTGGATTGTAAACAACTTTACCTTTTCCGAATATCAAAATGTTTTCGTGTTTTTGAACTGGTCTATATTTAGCAGTAAATGAACTACCGCATTTTGATTTGTGCCAAATTATTTCATACTTATACATTTTCTCATTTGATAATGCTAATTTATAAGTAAACAATCCTGTTCCAAATAAAGCAATAGCACCATCGTCTTTAATAATTCTTCTGTATTGTTCCCAAAGTTGTTCAAATGGTATTATAATATCCCAATGGTTTTTAGTTGAACCATAAGGTAAATCACAGCAAATAAAGTCAATACTTTTATCAGGTATCAATTTCATTTGTTCTATTGTATCACCGTATCTTAAATCTATTGTCATAATTTTATTTTAATATTTTTCCACAGCACAAAAAAAAGAAAAGAAAAAGGTTCTGTTCTCCGATTGAACATCTGTGATAATTTACCGTACTACTGCTAACATCGTGTATAAAACATAATGGGTTCAGTGGTATATTTAAAGTTCGTACTTCTATTATAGTTCATTTTATGTTGAAAGTTTAGTGCTTCTAATCCATTACGTTTCATACACGCAGCCGTTATGTTTCAGTTGCGCCAAACTCTCGGTGCAGAAAGAAGCGCAACCGAAAACATAACAGCGTGTATAATAAACCAATAATAGTTGAGTGTACAAGCAGGAGTGCTAAGTGTCTAATTCTACACTTCCCCAAATTATTAATCCAATTATTATTAATCCAGCCATAATATTTAATAACGCCCATAATAAATTATGTGGGTATCTTGCTAATCCATCAGAAATCAAAAATATAAAGAATATTCAGATTGGTATAATAGTATAAGAGATATTGTTCAAAACAAATATTTATCGAAATTAGAAAAATTTATTCAAAAAATAAATTTAGGTTCTCAAAATGAGATATATTATTATGATTTTAGAGATAATGAAAAAAATTTTTATAACTCAAATATAGAATTCATAAAGAAAAAAGATGAACAATTATCAAAAATTCCATTAGATTATCCGTTGAAAGATATTTTTATTGAGAATAGGAAAAAGGTAACTATATCATTGGATGAAGCTTTAAAAAAATTGAACACACCATTATTATATAGAGGAGACATTAGATTCAATTTTGCTTTTACAAGAAATGATGATGAATTTAAAAGAATTTTATATCGTGATCTCACACATAGTACTAGTTCTAATGCCGGTAGAGCCATATATCTTACAGTATCACCAAACGAATCGAATGGCTCGGCAGCGTATTACGCCATGCTAAGATTATTTCAAAAATATGATCAACTCAAAAGGCCTAATAACTATTGGGAATATTCTTATTATCCTGTAATATACAGAATAAAACTATCAGACGATTTTCTTTTTCAAAATGGCGGAGTTTCTACAGATTATACCACAGAACAAATGAATAAATATTTATCTCTAGGGATAGATGGATGTTTCTCCACTAATCGACAACCAGGCGGAGGCGGAATAGAATTACCAATCTTCAATGTTAAAAAAATTATCGGTTTTGAAATCGATCCAAAATCCGATGAATTGATTGATGAATATATTCATAAATATGGAAACGATGAATATTATAAAATATTTAATATGGTGAAACCACATAAACAGGAAATAATGGATAGATATAAACAAAATTTAAATTTAAATCTTTAAATTCAAACTTTTTAATCAAAAAATAATATAATCATTATATTAAAGAAATTCTTTCTAATGGATAAAGCTAGAAGAAACCAGTTGCGTCAATCTCACTATAAAAAAAGATTAAAAAATTTAGGGCTAAAAGAAACCGATAAAGATATAAATTTACATTGTTTTAAAGATCAAGGTAAACCCTGTTCATGCCCAATATGTTCACCCGAGAAATATAATAGAAAAGAAAAACATAAAAATAAAGATATTGATGAAAGTTTGATAGAAGAATAGTTATGCACTAAAAACTTCATCTTTTAGATTTATAAAATTTTCTGTATTTCCAGCCAAATCGACATCTTTAAAATTTCTTACCCACATAAAAGCATTGTGCTCACCAGATAATATAACATGTTGTTTTTCTTTCAGTTTCAACCAATAAATATAAACTGTAAACCCTGTCATAGATTTTTTTTCTCCAACATATATTAAATCAGAATCTTTTGCAATTATTCCAGTTTCTTCATAGAGTTCTCTTACGGCAGCTTCTATTTTTTCTTCACCTGGATCAATTTTTCCACCAGGTAATCCCCACTGATTGTAGAACATTTTGGAATTTCTTTTCAGCAACAATATTTCATTATTATATTCAACAATTATAACACTCGCTCGTGTTGATTTTACAAAATTTTCAAATAAAAGTATCATTTTTTATAGAATTTTTTTATTAACTCTTCGGCTTCTTCCTTTGTCATATTTGGATTATCTAGATATGAATCCTTCAATTTTTGCATTATTTCGCCAACGATGCGACCCTTACCTATATTTAAAATTCTCATAACATCATCTCCGTTCAATGGAGGCTTTACTATTGGAACGCCATCAAATTCTTCTAGCTCTTTTAATTTTTTTCTTATGTTTTGTATTTGATCTGGCATACAATATTCTTTAGCATGAGAAACATTATCGGCATGAATCAAATCCAATAATCTATCCAAATTTTCACCCAAATCTAATTTTAATTTTCTGAGAGATCTTCGAGTCATAATACCAGAATTTCCACTCGATTTTGTCCTCATATGATTGACTATGATTTCCACTACATCTCTTATAAAAACATTTGGATATTTTAATCTTCTTAGAATGTCAGATGCTATATGCCCGCTCATTTCTTCGTGATCATAAAAATGAATTACTCCCTCATCATTTGACATAGTTTTATATTTTCCTATATCGTGAAAAAGCGCAGCCATTCTCGTCACTAAATCTGGTGGCGTGTTTTTTAAAACCCTCAAAGTATGTGTCATCGCATCGGAGTCGTGATATTTATTCTGTTGGAGACCTATGAGTTTATCAAGTTCTGGGAAGATATATTTGCTCAAACCCGTAAATTGTATTAATTTTATAGCTTTATCTGGCTCGTTAGTCATCAACATTTTAGAAAGTTCGTTGTTTATTCTTTCAAATGAAATATATGTTATTTTCTTGGAATTCTTCATTATACTTTTTATCATAAATAAGGGGAGTTTCCAGTTATATTTTGTTGATACTTTTATGGCCCTCATCATGCGAAGAGGATCTTCTGTGAAAATAATATCTGGATCCAGAGTGGTTCTCACGACACCATCTTTTAAATCTCCTTTTCCCAACCCGGTGGGATCTATAATCTCATCATTTGTTAAATTTTTAAACATAGAGTTGACTGTCAGGTCTCTTCTTTCCGAGTCCTTTTCAATTGAAGAAAATTTTACTTCTGGTTTTCTAGATTTATCTTCATACTCCTCTGACCTCGGCATGACAGCTTCTATATCGACATCAGATAAATCATATTCTCCAAATTTTATTCCTATCAAATTGAATTTCGCTGTGCCGAACCTTGGGTACATTATTGGATTGGATCCTTTTTTATAGATGTTCAATTTTTTTGTTATCCATTCAGAAAATTCAATTCCACCATTTTCCTTGTCTACCATTAAATCTAAATCATTTGGAATATCTCCCAGCAACTCATCTCTTACATATCCCCCAGCTGCATACACTCTATTATCCCATTCGGTGCCATTTATTAATGATTTTATGAAATCATAAGCAGCATTTACCTTGTTATATTTTTTATATTTATTGAACTCTACAATCATTATATGTGTATAATATTTTCTTTTTTCAAAATATCCGTTAATAATATATCTTTTAAATTTTTTAAGTTTTTTCTAATATAATTTTCCCATAAATATATATATTTATAATTGTTAGATTTTATGAATTCTATTTTTTTCTCCGATCGAATTCTTTTTTAAATATTGGATATATTTCACTAGCCGTCAAACCACTATCTATAAACATATAATTCATTGAGACAATTCGTTTCTTTATCACTCCATTCCATTATAGTTTTATTTTTTATTAATATATATTATAAATTTATTATCGTAATATTCTATGTGGATCGTGTATTATCATATCAATAATATTTAATATCTTTTTCTTTAAAATAATTTTCCATATCGTCTCTTTGATGTGGAGTTATATTATTACCTATGTCAAAGAAAATACTTTTCAGTTTATCTAATTTTTTTATTCTACTAAAATCAGATAAATTATTTGAACTGCAAGAGAATTCTTCCAAATTGATCAATCTTTCTATTCCATCTAAGTTTTTTAGATCATTATTACTAATATAAAATTTTCTCAAGTTTATTAAATTCTCTGTTCCTTCCAAACTTGTTATTCTATTTGAAGACAGATTTAAAAAAGTTATATCAACAAGATTTCTCACCTCTTTTAAACTTGATATTCTATTATTATAGCAATTTAATTTTTTTAATTTTGTAAATTTTTCTATTCCAGCTAGACTTGTCAATTTAGAATTTGAGCAATCTATTTCAATAGCATCTTCTGATTTAGGATGATCTTTTAACCAGTCATTCAAACTTTTTTCTTTCACTGATTCTATTTTGTCTTTAATTAAATTGATGACTCTTTCACAATTATGTAAAACTCTGACATAAACTGGGGCCATTCTAATATTACTCAGTTTCTGGTAATATATAGTTATTGCCCAAGACCCTCTAACTAATTCAGCATCAAATCTTAAAGTCGCATTAATTTTATCTAGTTTTTTATTGGCTCTATAAATGTAATCCTTAGCATTATAATATGATTTCGCCCATATTAATTTATCATTTAATGTGTCGTTATATATTTGTGTTAATATATCTCCTTCAGTTTTTGGTTGAAAAGATAATTTTGATAATTGATGTGACTCACAAACCGCGATAGTTCCATCCTCAAATTTAATTTTATATTTAGTTGTCATATCATATATCTTCTTACCCATTTCAGCTATTATTTTGCACTTTTTGCCAAAATAAGATTGCGGCATTTTTGTTTCATAAACATTCAAAGTTCCCTTGACGTCTTCATCATAGATTCTGTTTGGTAAATATCCATTTTTTATATATTTACACTCATCACCAACCTTTAAATTTTTATCTTGCATTAAAAATTTTTTTTAATTTTTCTTTGGCATTTCTTTATACACCTTTAAAACGACCTCTAAAATGTCCTGAATAAGATTTTGATTATCCTGTATTCTGAACAAAAGAACTGGATTTTTTTTATTCTTCTTCATATAAATATCTATATAGCACATATAATTCATTTGTAATTGATTTTCAACTTCATCGTAATTATCGCTCGCTTTAAATATTAAATCTATGGTTGTTTCTTTTTCGTTTATTCTTCTTATTGAATAAAAATAACCTTTATCAGTATTTAGATACCAATGAAACTTATTTTCATTCGTATCTTTTAATATTTTTTCTAATATTTCAAAATTTTGAGATCTCATATAAAATTACATATTTTTTATTATATATTAAATTATATTTTAATTTTTTTATATATAAAAAATATGAAGAGTTTGATGTTATACGAGCAATTTGATTTTGATGATTTTTCAGATGAAGAACTTTTTGGTAAAGAAGATAATGATATAAAAGTTGGAGACAACGTTTTTCTAATAGATAGAACAAAAGCTTTATATGATCTTTATAATGAAAGATTCATTAATTCTGGCAATCCCATTAATTGGGACTTTATTGTGAGTGAAATAAGAAGTATCAAAGGTGAATTGTGTATACGTAGCATATCAACAAATTGGTATAAAATGAGTTGTTTTTCTAAAACTAAATGCATTAAAGAACAATTTAATTTAGACGATTTTTCAGACGAAGAACTTTTTGGCAAAAATGATGAAATTGAAGTTGGTGATATCGTTTTTCTAAAAAATAAAGAAAATGCTTTATATGATTATGATAAATTTGTCGATTCTGGGTATAATATTAATTGGGCGATCAAAGTGAAAAAAATAAAAATTTTAAAGGGCGAGTTGTGTATATGTGGGGGTGGATTGAATTGGTATAAAGCTAGTTGTTTCTCTAAATATCTTAAAGAGCAATTTAATTTTGATGATTTTTCGGATGAAGAGCTTTTCGGAAATGATAAAAGTGAATTCAAAATCGGAGATAAAGTTAGAATAATAAAAAATGATTGGTCAACTGGTAATTGGTTCATAAGAGATTATTTATATGACATATTGAGAATTGGATATATTAAAAAATATGGTGACGGGAGTGTATACCATGCCCTATACAAAAGAGATGATGATGGCGATTATACATTTATTATAAATTTGCCAGACAATGCCATAGAAAAAGTTTAACATTTAAAAATCATCAAATATATCATCTTCATTATCTTCTTTTTCTAACAAATAATTTTTCTCTTCAACAGTTTCATTTTTCTTCAACTTGAAATCGAATATTGAATTTAAAACTCCCAATCTTTTATTTATAGGTGGCAGTTCCAACGCTTTTAGAAAACTATTACAGAGTTTTAGAATTGTTTTATCAAATTGAGCATCATAATCAAAGACAACTCCTTCTTTTTGTGTTATCTCTGTTGGGTGCATACCACGAAGATATCCAAAAACATTATTTTTATCGTGTCGACAATAATAGTATTTTATTTTGCCGTTCTTAATCATATCATATTTTGTTTTATATTCGGAGTTTTTATTCAATAAATAATTATATAAACCAGCGGCTTTTATGCTGAAATGAGCTCCAAGAACGGCTTCAACATCAGTGGTGTCATTCACTATTTTATTTGAATAATCCGTGCAACTTGTCTGACTAGATATATTATCTATGTCTTCCAATTCGAATTCTTTTCTTATATTTTTTACAATCTTTAAAATGTCCTTTATATTCAAATCGTCTGGATTGGCAAAAAGATATTTTATAAAATCCCATATACCACCATTTTGATCAACTCCTCGAACAAAAGGTGGTGTTTCACTACGAACTATCTTAATGCCTGTTGCCGAGAAATTACTTAATGAATTATGGAATATACCATCATCGAATCGTATATTTTTTAGATAATTCTTTTTCTCAAAAAATAATACAGATTCACTGATTGTCTCGAGCTCAAAATCTTGTTTATTAGCGACGCCATATCTCTTAGCATATTCAAGTAAAAATCCAGAATATAATTTTTTCATTATAACTTTATCAAAATGTAAAATAAATTGTAATTCATCGCCTTGATAATGAACTGATTGCATTATTGGAGAATAAGATAAATAACTCGAGTTATGAACAAGAATATCGTTGGCTATAAATGAGTGCGAATCGTCATCTATCTCTATATCATAGACATATTCATCATCAAACTCACCAATTTCTTCGCACGATTCTATTTCATCTAAATAATAATTCATCTAATATTTCTTCAATCTTATTGCTATCTTTATATGATATTTCTATATAAATTATATCGTTTTTTTCGCAAAATGTTTTTTTAATCTCATCATTTCTTTGTATGTACGAAAGAGTTTCTGCCCCACCAAACCAATCGATTGGTTCATAATGTTGTTTCCCATTATATTCTATTACCATGTTTTTACTCGGTATGAAGAAATCGAATGGTAAACAGTTGATATTTTTACAATTGTCAAATTTTTGTTGTCTATAAAATTCCACATTACGACTTAATAAAATTTCACTTATCTTATTTTCAATTATACTTTTTTTACAAGATGGGCACCCTTGTCCCAAAAGATGGAAATTTGGGATCTGATTCAATCATATAAACATTTCATTCTTTTATTATTAATATCTTGTCCGTTTTTAAAACATCTCGCGGTTTTACTTCTATTTTTTTATTATCTCTAAAAACAATGAGTGAATGATCATTAGTTATTATGATTTCTTTACCAGATTTGGTTTTTAATTTCCATTTAGATTTTGATACCTTATGTCTTATTATTCTTTTAACTGGTGCATAATATAGATTGTTCTCATTCCAGTTTAATACTTTTTCTTCACATTTAACAGATTCATGTCCAGTTGGTGTTTCTCCGGCCGATCCACAAGATATGCATTTTTCATATAGTTTCTCTATAGTTATATTACCAATATTTGTCGATATCAATGATGAAGAATCTATACTATCCGTGTCCGAGTACATGCTTATAGGATTTTTACCTTTATAAAATGAAACATCATTTTCTTTATCATATTCCCAATATGGATTTTCATCCAGTTTATCTACTTCATCTATTGGATCAAAAAGATTATATTCATAAAGAATTTCATAGTTCTCATTCTTGATATTATCAATTTTTTTCAAACGGCTCAATGGCATATTAATAGACAACAATATATCACCTGGTTCGTTGTTATTTAAAAAAGAATATGTGCCCCCAATCTTTCTAAAATCTCTATCCAAGAAAGTATATTTACCATTTTTATCTTTTGCGATATACTCTAATCCTAATAATCTATGAGCATCTTTATCATCATGCCATTTATTATAAAAATAATCTTCTGTTTGAATAACCATATATCTTATGAGATCTCTCCCCATTATTGTAATAGCATTGGCTATTCTTGAATTTGATAAAACAAAATATTTGTTAGCGAATGCGCCGTATGTCGCATTCAACACAGTTTTGAGGGCCAACTGCATAGCTTTATGATAAGACATGTCAGCTGACTTATCATTGATCTTCTTTTTTAGTTCTAGAATCTTATTTAGCTTTTCAATTTTGTTTTTAGCATATTCTGATTCTGGCTTTATATCAATAGCGTTTTTATAGAGAGAGAAAGCTTCATCATAATCTTTTGATTTAGCTTTTTCATCAGCTTTTTTTATTATTTCGTTATATGTTCTGTTTGTGAGAGCAATATCTGACATTTGAAATTTATTCTTTTTATTTAATATAAAAGAATTTCAGTGAGATGTTTTAAAAATATATTTTAATTGTCCAGAGTCATATATTCTATAAATCTTACGTTCTAACATTATTTCGTGTTCAGTTTTACTTTGGTCGAATCCTTCTTTAACCAGTTTATCTTTTCTAAAATTAAATCTGTGATTTCTCACTCCATTTATAACATAATAATAATTTGGTCTAGTCTTACTATGAAGTTCGAATCCAAGTTTTTCATATAAGTTTCCTTGACTCCAACTTCTATCAGCATAACTTATAACTTCTATCGGACTAAATTTTTTTATGAAATATTTAAATAATTTACTGGCTCCACCTACTACATTGATGTTCAATTTATTACAAAATCTCAACATCTCATAAGACCCTTCTTCACTTTTTTGCCCCATCGATCTTCTCAAGTTGCCGAAAGTCATTAGAGAAACAAGATCTTCTTTATAGAAAAGGCCAATTTTGATTTTAGAAGAAACATTTCCTTGTAAATGATTATTTTCCAAAAAACTTCTAATCATTTTATTATCATATATCTCTCTTATGTCGCACTGGCGGGCATAAACTTTATTAGACCTTCCTAATAAATTTAATATTCTAGATTTAACAATGTCTCTTTTATAAAACCAATCATCTTGATATATATGTATTAATTTAATCCCTTCATTTTCAGCCAATTTCGTCTTTTCCTGGTGATAATTATTAGATTTATAGATTTCATTATGCCAATATACCCCATTAAATTCGAATCCCAATTTTAGATCTGGTAGATAAATGTCTATTTCTTTTCCTGTTTTTTTGTCATTCGATAATATGGTTTTATCATAATTCTTTTTTATAAACTCCTTCAATAGAATTTCTTGGCCGCTTTGAGTATGAGAACCAACCGGATTACATATGGTACATAAAACTGTTTCATTATTATTCTTTGTTCTATTTTTCAAAATTTCAGAATCAATTTTAAATTGGTGACCATTTTCACACATCATAATATAATTATAATCTTCATCTATATCCAAGACCCCCCTATTTTTTAGTTTTTCTAATAAATTTTTTTTATAAACATTATCTCTTTTTTCTCTGTATTTGTCGCCGAAATTGTTTATGGATAAATAAGATTCCACTCCATATTTTTCCAACATCGTCTCTTTATGCTTCTCCATGTTATTATAATTTTCATTTCCATACTTTTCTCTTTTAATTCTTTTCACTTCATCGACATATCCACTCAATTTTGCGTAATTATCCACTCCAAATTTTTCAAGGCTCGTCAATTTCTTCTTTTTATCGCTACATTTTTTACAAGTAAAAAAACCATAATGAGAAATATTTTGATAATATTTAGCATACATCAATGAATATTCTTTTTTACAAATATCACAGACGACATCTATTCTAATATGGGAATTATTTGATAGATCTGATGTTTTAATGTTCAGAGTATCGCCTGACACAACATATCCCAAATTTTGAAAATATGATTTATTTCTATTAGAAATATTAATTTCTATTTCATTGTTTTTTATCATGACAGGTATATATTAAATTTAAATGCCCCAAATATGGCATTTTATAGATTAAATCAATGGATATTCATTTTTACACAAATGACTTATGTCCAAGAACTTAGCCTTGTTGGGGGAGGAGACGGAAATGAACGACCAGATGAACTAGAATGACCAGATGAACTGGAATGACCGGAAGTAGTGGAATAAATATAACCACCTGAAGTGCCAGCAAATCTTTTTAAATATTCATTTTCATTTTTTTCAACTACAACATCATCGTCCTCGAATATATAAACATTCACAAATGGATTATTTTGAGATTCTATTATCGTATCCCACGCTTTATCTCTAGCTTCAACACTTCTAAACATAAATTGAGTATTTTTTAACCCATAAAAAAAAATAGAATACCATTTATATGTTGTTGCTATGTCATCATGTTTCCAAAATTCTTGAACATTATTAAAATTAACACATTGCCCATTATATACATATATCATATTAAAAAATTTAAATTGTTATTATAATTATATTTAAATTATTAAATTTGGTTTAAAAAAAATCCAGCTAAAATGCTGGATCTTTTTCGGTCCCCCTACGAGCTACCACTTATTTTCTTTCACAACTGAAAAATAAGAAATATGTTGCCTATTCCTTTAAGAATATATTAAAATTTTATAAAAGTTTTAATTTTCTTATTTTATATATAGAGTTATGAATGACTTTTTTGGTGATATTAATATAAAAAGATCTACTCTGTCAGATGAAAACTCGATTCTAGAAGATTTTTCAGCTAATGTTGAAATTAGAGTAAATGGTGAAGTGATCAATAAAAATGAAAACATAAAAAATAAAAAAACCACTCCTTTATTAATAAAAAATAATGAAGAAGTGATTTATACAAGCGATACTCCTATGGATCCAGAAGCTTTTTTTGCCAGTTCTCTAAAAGGATTCATTTAAATTTCAACAACAACTGGATCATTGGTGAACATATAACCGAGATTTAGATTCGAAGCATTAATAAATTTCATGTTTTCTTTTTCGACCACACCATAAGCTTCGTGAATATGACCAAAGCAATGAATTTTTGGTTTTATTCTATTAAATACTTCATTATATAACGACACAGAACCAGTCAAATAACCTTTTTTATTTTTATCTAGAATACCAAAAGGAGTACTGTGAGTTATTAAAATATCCGTATCATCTGGAATTTTTTTCCAATGTTCAACTAGTTCATTTTCAACTCTATTAAAAGCCCAATTGAAAAAGACGGGCTGATATGGAGTACCCCAAAATTTTATACCATCTATTTCAATGCCAGCTTCTTCCAAATAAATCACATTATCTGGTATAAGTTCTCGTGCTTCATCTGGATACCTTTCAAAGAAAAAATCGTGATTACCAGCTATAAAAATTTTATGCTTGTAATTTAGCTTCGAAAACCAATTTAAAAAATCTATGGTATCATTTTTTTCGCCAACATTTGTTATATCACCAGCCGAAACAATAACATCAGCTTCAAATAATGACATATTCATTTCGTGATGTTTTCCATGTGTATCAGAAATAAAACAAATTTTCATAACTACTTTCCTCTCTTTCTAATATCTATTTTTTCTTTTTTTAACATTATTCCTTTAACTTCATTATAGGATATTGGTGTATAATCTATTCCACTACAACCAACATCCATAACCCTTTGCTTGTAATACCAAATGAAATTTGGATCTTTTGTCAATGATTGGTGTGAATGTGCGTGTAAATGCCAGGATCCATATCTCGCTCTATCCCAACTTAATATAGGATAATGAGAGAGAATGATCTGCTGATAACCAGCTGACATTTTAGCTTCTTCATTGTCTTCATCCTTTATCCATATTTCGGTCCCATATTCATATATATCTTCAAAGCGGTCGTACCTCTTTATTTTGTTTATTTTTTCATCGTGATTACCCATTATATGATAAATCTTTCCATTTAAAGAAAATAAAAACCACTTTATACTTTCACTCCTTCCGCCCATTGATAAATCGCCAAGGTTATAAACAATGTCATTTTCTCCGACAACAGAGTTCCATCTAGCGATAAGTTGAGCTATCATATCGTCCATGCTAGAAAAAGGTCTATCATCATACTTTATAATATTCTTATGGAAGACGTGCAAATCCCCAATAAAAAATATATTTTGCTTTTCATACTTCATAGAGCAAAATTAATAAAAAAAAGATAAATAAAAAAATAACAAGTTTGAAATAAATTTATACGCTTTTAGTTCCAATATTCATTTTTATTTAATTATTTGAAGTTGTGGATTTGTTCTATCCATTTTAAATTTTGGTTTTATAGGATAGAGTTCGACTCTTTTTAATTTACTAATTATTTTTATGTTTTTCACAACAGGCTCGCCATAATTTCCAAGGTCAACTTGCTCTGCCTCAATCAAATAACAAGATATCTTATTATATTTGAATTCGTCCAGGAACAGTTGCAAATCATTCACAACGCCAAGATCTATGGATGGTAATATGATATTGTAATTATCTCCATCCTTTATAAATTTATAACAACTTACACCGACTTCATCTTTTATTTTGCCGAGGTCTCCGTCATAAATTCCACTTATCTCGTTTTCTGGTATATCTTTAAATCGAATGAATTGATCTCTCATTTTATCATTTTTCCATTATATCATTTTCTATCACAAGATATTGTGGATGAAAATCAAAAGCAATGGTTTCTTCTTTGTGATCACCGTCACGGAGTTTTAGAATTTTTAGTCTATATTTATTATGTCTCTTCATGTCCGTATTTCGTATAATAGCCCAAACACTGTCAGCGGTTTCAGCGACAGCTTTACTCTCGGGTATATCTTGAAGTTTAATGTCATTAGCCCCCCACACAGCTCTATCTACTTGAGTGGCTGTTATAAGAGCCAAATCGTATTTGTCTGCTAAGTATCTAAGTCCTTCTGCCAGATGTTTTCCTTTCAAATATAAATTGTTTCCAATATCTTTATTGACTTTATCCACACTCATTAGATTTATATAGTCTAAAACCACAACATCAATATCAATATTTTTTACTTCTTCTAATTTTGTAAGATAATTATCTATATCGGCTATCGTGCAACTGCCTGTATTAAACTTCTTTACGAATATTTTACCAGGTTTTTCAGTATTAAATAATCCATTTCCAGTGGATTTTAAAGCGTTTATTTTATTTTTTATAAAGATGGTGTCTTTACTTAGCTCTGCATATTGATCAACGTCTATGCGAAGTCTCATTGCCCCAAGTCTCTTTATTACTTTTCTCCACCCCATTTCAACGGTTATTACAACGACATTTTTGCCTTCGTTTGCCGAGTTGCAAGCTATGTTGTATAACCACATTGAATTATGACTCAATATGCCATCTGTAAAGTAGCGATGATTTTCATCCCCTAGCTGGAGATCAAACATATTAGATTTTTTATCTGTTTTTAAAACCTCAACTACAATTTCCTTGCCATTCACAGTTTCTATTTCATCTCCTTTTTTTAAATCTTTAACAAAAGTTTCTACCATATCATCATTTACATATTTGAAAACGATATGATTGTCTGCGCATATTAACTCGTGATCTGGTTTTAAAGAATCTGAATTTTTAGAGCTAAAATCATCATATAACATCCCATATGAATTAACTATATTTGATGTTCTCAATATCCACTCATCATATTCTATGGTTTTTCCAATCGCTTCAATATCAGACCATCCAGTGTCAGTCATCACTTGCCAATCGTCTACTTTTATTGTGTCAATGAATTTTTCTTCTTTTATTTCTGTTTTTATAAGTTCGATATTTAGAGCCGCTTCTATTTTGGCTATATCCCGAATGGTTATATTTGATATACCATATAATAGATTATTTACTTTCTCTTCTTTCATATTTATCGCTTTGGATAAATCAAAAGTTGTCCAATTTTTTCTTTTCATAGTTTTTTCTATGTTGTCTATTATGTCTCCCAGTTTTCTTACGAAAATCTCACTATCTTTTGGTATATTATCAAAAGCATTTTTAATTAATTCATTTTCATCCATTTATGAGTTTATTCTTTTTAGATCTTATATGAAAATATCTAATTAAAGTTTTTTATATCATTAGTAATTTTAATCAAATATTTTTTCTATCTAATATCTTTATTTTTTCTTTATTTTGGACCAAGTCCTTTTAATATATAATTATACCAAAACACCAAAAACCCAAAATACCAAAAAAAAAAAATAATCAACAAAACAATGAAAACAGGCACAAAAACACCATTTGTTTCAGGTGAGAATGATTTATCTGAAATAGGATCCAAAGAAATGGATAATATTGTTTTATTATCCCCAGAAAAAATAACTGATAATCAAGGGAAATCTGGTATACAAAGAGCATATAATGTCGCAATAGAAGACGAACAATTAAGAATATTTACTCTAGAATCAGAAATTCTTCTTCTGTCAAAAAAATCAACTTACAAATTAGCTCATTGGCTGAATGACAATATATTGAAAAAATATAAAACCATTCAATATCAAGATAGATCATATGATGAGAAAAGAAAAGTATTAAGAGATCTTTCTATCAAAGACGAAATAAAACAATGCCTTGATATTATAACCGATAAAGTATATGATAAAATAACAGAATATTATGATATGGATAAAAATTCAACAATCAATAAATTGGATTTATATCATTTTATAAAAAATTTTCTTGTCGACGGATATTTATCTTTTGAAATTATATATGATGAAAATAACACTATTATAGATTTATCAATAGTGGATCCTATCACACTGATGTTAAAACAAGAAGGTGATAAAAAATTTTTTATACAATATGCTGGGAGCGAAAATGAGAGAATTATAGAAGAATCAAGAATAATATATTTGTCGTATCTGGATTCGGCAACTTCTTATGTTGAAGAGCTCAAACCATTTTATGACAATATAAGAAAATTTGAAGCGGAATTTTTATCATCGATTATATCAAGTAGCATGATTGATAAAAAATATTCTCACAAAAATTTAAAAATGGCTCATAAAAATTTTATAAAGGCTTCTAGAATACCAAAAAACTATTTCAAAAATGAATATGTAATAATAAATGGTTATGTTTTTGACAAATTCATAGATAGATTATTTATTATATTTAAAGAAGGTCTTTTTGATGTCATTAATTATAAACAAATTTGATTTTCATAAATATAAAGAAAAAATAATAAAATTAAAATGTTAGAAGATAAAAGATTTCAAAATAACGAGACAGGTGAAATTGTAAGAGTTGTATCTGAATCAGGTATGTTTTACTCACTAAACAATGGTATGAACATTAAAAAAGATGTTTTTTTTCAAAAGTTCAGCGAGTCGGTTGACGCTAGTTCATTTTTTAGTAGTGGACCAGCTTTATCAGATATGGCGAGTAAAATAACACAAATAGACTCATCTAAAGTATCTGATGTCCCAGCTGATCCAATAGTCATTAACAGAGGTGAAGAGGGTGGTATATCTAGGGCTCCTCAACCAGACAGTAGAGAAGAACTCATAAGAAAATATAATGAATCACAAAGAAAAACACAAACAGAATATAAAGTTTATGAAAATGAAGATGATGCTGCTGATGAATTTTTTAGAAAACAACAACAGCAACAAACTCCACAAAGACCGAGAAGAAGGCCAGAAGATGGTATGGATATAACCAATATGGATCTTGGTAAAATGTGGCCAGAAGGAGGCGAGCAATTTAATGACGCGCCTGGTGCCACAGTAAATATACCGACTGAAATATCAGGAGCCATATCACGAGAAGAAGAGTCATTCAAATTTTTTAGGTCTTTTAAAAGAGTTTATCCAATAAAACTTACAATAGATTTTGAAGAAAAAATCGCCGATCCAGAATTTATAAAAATGATGGTTATGAACTTCGAGGGAGATATAATAAAATATTATACAAATGAGCTAATGAATAGAGTATATAATGATCCAGGATTTTTGGAAACAAAAATATATAATAAATTGAGAGATTTGATAATGGGTGAAAGCAAACCAAAAACCGTGAGAAAGCCAAGAGCTAAAAAAGAAGCAGTAAAACCACCTCAGACTCCTCCCACTCCAAGATCTAAGAAAAATAAAGAAACCAATGGATAAAAAATATATTGAGCAGGCAAAATATCTCAGAAGCGAGTTTTTTAAAACTATTGTAGAGTTATCTTCATATGAAAATGATTTAAAAAAATATAAAGATGATTTAGATTCTATGGATTTGTCAGAAAAGAAAGACTCGGAAAGTGCTCTGGCTGTCATCAGTGAGTTTGAAAGAAAAATAACAGAGATCGAACAAATAATATCTCCAAAAGTGAAATATATAAAAGAACTTGAAAAACAAGCTGATACATTATTTGAAAATATAAAATCATTTTATCCAGATATGACAATGGAAGAGCTCCAACAAGAACTCATACCACATTTGGAAGAAATCAAATTAAAATTATGAACGAAGACTCTCTTACAATAGATTTGTCCAAGTATATAGAGTATATGAAATCATATTATCTCGTGTCGAAAGTTTATGAGATATGTGGAAATTTCTATGACGAAAATGATAATCCAGTTAATTTCAGGAGAATAGAAACTAACAAAGAAACTATAAATTACTTATCAGATGTGAATTTTGTTTTTTCAAGCGATGTTGATATGGATAATTTAAAAGAAAAAACAAAAGTTGGACAGTTATTGATCTTAGAAGTCTATTTCAATCCAGATTTAAAGAATGAAATTTTTTTCTACGATAAAGAAGATAAAAATAGTTTTAGATTAGAAGTTTTAAATTTATAAATTTTTTAATCTTCTTCAAATCTTCTTTGTGTGGGATCATATTCAAAAGGATTTTCTCCTTTTATTTTTCTATAATATTCGCCAGTGTATTCCGAGCCTATTTTTGAGATCTTTTTAATAATCTTGATTAGTTCGAAAAGACTCATATCATGGGGTTGATATTTATCAATTTGATTTTTTAAATATTCTATATTTCTGATATTGACGATATATGATCTTTTTTTAGCTAGTTTTTTGTAATCTTCTAATGTGGGGTATTTTCTTTTTACTTTTTCTAGATTATAGATATTATATTTTACTTTACTTTTCTGTGAATCAGTGATATCTTCATCATTCAAAGCCAATTTCAATATTTCTAATATTTTATCTATATTATAATAAACATTTAAATTGTTTTGGATTTGTTCTAGCATTATGTTTGGGGGCAAAAATTGTATGATTCCAAAAGCTAGAATATTTAAAGGGAGCAATAAAATGTTTTTTACAAGGATTTTTGCCATCTCTGTTTTTACTCCTTCGTTTAAAGAGTTATCAAATTTTTCAAAATTTTTTAAATGTTCCATAAAATTTATATTTTTTTTATTATATATTAATAATTTTTCTTCATTTTTTTTAATATATAGAATAAAATGAATTTTTATAATTGAATAATATTTTAAATTTTAATGATTTTGTTTTTGAAGAATACAGACCCTTCACAAAAAGTTATGATCTCGGTGAATTAAAACCAATAGGCAGAGGCGGCAATTTAAAAGGTGAGGATGAAATGGTAAGACGTGGTTATGAATATTTGAAGGAATTGAGGAGCAAATTTAAATATACTAAATATTTATCATTCAGGAAGTTAAAAACAATAGAACTTGCTAAAAAGCACGAACTCAATTATAATTTTGCTCGCATTATAAACTCGCACGAACTTATAGAAAAAAAGAGAATTTACTCTTTGAAGTTTCCTGATACTGAGCCAACTATAGATGATGTCAGAAATATGTTTAGAGAATATAGGGAATATGATCGCTCGACTCATAAAAAGGTTTCAGAAATGACGCCAGATGAAATTGAGAAAAGAAAAGAATATAGAAAATCTCACCTACCACAACATCTGGAAAGAAAAAAACAACTTCGTCAATTAAAAAAGTTTTTGGGCATACCAAATGAAGAAAATATAAAAAAAGAAGAAATAAGTAAAGAGGAAAAAGAAAAAATGTTTATAGAAGAGATAACAAAAATATCAAAGGATCCTGGTTTTAAAAGTTTTTGTTTAAGACTGGATCCAAAAAATTATGATGATATAATGCAAGACTCCTTAGAGGCAGCAATAAAACAAAAAGATACCTTTGTTCCAAAATCATCAAAAGAAGATTTAAAACCAGCGTCTATAAGAACTTGGCTATATTCAATAGCAAGAAATAAGAGTTTACAAAGTTTCAAAAGAACTACGACCAGAAAAGATATACCAACATCGGATTTTAATGACGCGGATTTTTACAATATGTATCAAGAAACAGAATATGAAGAAAAGGATAAAAAAACATCCGAAGTAATAGAAAAATGTTTTGATGAAATACCAGCTTCTTTACAAGAAATGTTAAAAATGGCGATGGAAGAAACTAGTTATAAAGATATTGCTAATATATTGAATGATAAATATGGAAAAAATTATGATGAAGAATATATTAAAAGTAGAATATACACGGGTAGAAAAATTTTAGCTGATAAAATTCATAAAATCTTGCCAAATCTTATTATAAAAGGCAAGACTGGAATAGAAAAATAACAAAGAAAAAAATTAATATATAGAACAAAAAATAAATCATAAGATATGGAAAAATTTACACAAAAAATCGGATCAATAGAAGAAACAAAATTTACTGACAAAACTAAAAATCAGATATATTCTTTAATAAAAGAAAATCTATCTATTGTGGAAGATAATGAAGATACTTATATAAAAGGCATTGAAGATCTGACAAATTCTATTTTCGAATATATTCAGAAAGATAGGATTAAACAAGAGGTAGCCACCCTAGAAACCATAAAAAATATAGCCGCTACTGGTAATTTGAGTTTCAAACAAATAAATGAAAGCATAGATAATCTGAACAAATCTATTTTCTAAAATATATTGTTTCTTATTCTATGTCTGGTTTCATCCACAGATAGTCTGTTTTTCAAAATATAATCGAAATCGACTTCTATTATAATTCTATTAATCAAATCTATTTTATAGATTTTCATATTGTTTTTGCTGGCAATATCTGATTCATACACTATTCCAGCTCCAATTTTATCATCTCTAAAAGGCAAATAAGCAAAAGAATCGCAACGAAGAACTAGGTCATCAAAATATTTCATATAATCATTTGGATTATTTTTTCTAAATATTATGAAGTCGTCTTGTTGTTCTTTTGCGCCAGGATTTAAAACATCAAAACCATTCTCTTCTAAAATAGAAATTGATTCTTTTTCTATATTTGTGCCATATGTGCTGATTGGATGGGCAAAATATATCTTTTTAAAAGATTCTGTATTAAAATTCTCAAATTTTTTTATTTTATTTCTCATTCAAAATCTTCAAATTTTAATTTTAACTGATGTTTTCTTTTATTGATTTCTTTTATTATATAATTTGTTAACAACAAAGGTATGTTTACTCCTGATATAACAGAAAATGTTGGAAAGTGTGGAGCCGAATTTGTTTCCATAATATAATATTTTTTTGTTTCCAGATCCTGTAAAACATCAAAACCAATAAAATCACAGAAAAGATGTTTCGATATATCTTCACACATTTTTACTTGCTCTTTTGGTAGCTCAGAGCGAACAGCCTTGCCGCCAGCGGCTATATTGCTTCTGAAATCTTTCCCCTGAGATAATCTTTTTATTACCAGTGCCATTTTATTTTTTATAACTATGACACGATGATCTCCATCATTCGGTATAAATTTTTGTATCAATTTCATGCCTCCCCAGTTAAATTGCAATTTGAGTTCATTCATATCATCAACTTTCTTCACACCTTCGCCTCTATTCAAATAAATATCCTTGACTATAACTGGAAAACCGAATTCTTTAACGCTTGCAATGACATCTTTTGTCAATTTTGTTGTTAATATTGATGGTATATATGGATAACCCAGCGATTGAACAAGATCCATTTCATAAGCTTTGCTGTCAAATTCTTGATACGTGCCATATTTTAGATAAGGTACGTCATTTTTATCCAAATAGTTAATTAGCATTCTGCATATTGTAGTAAACTTAGTCATAAAACCAAAGAAAACAAAATCGAAATCTTTTAGTTTTATTTCATCCAAATAAAAATCATTTTTTATTCTATATATGTCATCATAGTTTCTAAATTCAACATGAACATCTGGTGCTATTTCTTTAAAATAGTCCATAAAAACTGGTTTTAAAGTTGTATATCCTCTAAAGAAATTCTCTTTATCTTCTTCTTTGTGTAGGTCCACATTCAAATCGAATTGTAAAAACAATACTTTCTTTTTATCTTTTGGTATAACAGGTTTTTCAAATTTAATGAATCTAAACAGCTTAAATGGTATACTATATCCAATTTGAATGTGTGGAACACCAACTCCTTTGTATGGTTCGCCTTTGCTATCTGTAATTGCCTCCACCTCAAAGCTTTCCTGTCCTCTTAGATAATTAGTTGATTTCCAACCAAGTCCATCTAGATTTACAGCTTTTACTGCATCCCCAACTTTTATCGGTAATTGATCGATTGGCACATCTGGTAATTCCTCAGGTTTTGGAGTTTCATCTAACTCTTCTTTCTTGTATGCTCTTTCTACCTTTTCTTTTGGCTGAAATGGTTCAGGCACATATTCTGGTTCCTCTGGAATATTAAATCCAATTCTCTTTTTGAATGGCCAGATATAATATTCATTGAATTTTTTAATTTCGCCCATTATTTGTATGTTTATTTTATTTATAAAAATATATATTAAATTTGTTTTTTCATTTATTATATATTTAAAAAAAACTTTTAAATAATAAAATCATAATTATATATATGGAATTAACAACAGATAACGTGAGGAATTTTTTACTGACTTCATATCCAGAGATGAAGATAATCCATATGAATTTTTATCAAAAATTTCCATCTAATGAACTCCTTTTTATCACAGAATATGAAAAGATCTTTAAGATGCTATTGGAAGAATTTTTTCCTGGATATACAATAAATGATAATTTTTTTGTAAAAAATGAAGGAATTCTTCCAATAGCATTAGCTTATACTGATGATAAATTTTTTTCTAAAAGAAATATAAAAAATGTAACTTGTTTATCTTTTGAAAGCCTTTATCCACATATTATGTTGAAGATAACAGATCTGAATAACGTTTCAGATTTTGATCACCTCGATGAAGATCCTTGGAGCGAGGAAATCTGGAACGATATAAAAAGTTTCCAATGGAACTCGAAAGAAGTTTTTGAGATGTATAAATTTCTGGTGATAAATAAAAAAGAATTATTTTTAGACGATAACGATGATTTTAACTCTCTTATTAGGAGTTTGATAAATGCGATGTATGGTGTTATAAGGTCGAATAAATCTTGGATAAAGGTTAAAAATTATGGTTTAGTATTAGAAGAAACAGCCGACATTCTGAAAACTATTCGTGACAAATTTGCTTATGAAGTTGGCTCCATTTTTGATGATGAGTATGAAGATAACAAAAAAACATATTTAATATTCGCCAACGTCGATCAAATGTTTTTTACTAATTTCGATGAAATAAAGGATGATGTTGAAAATATTTTAGAAGATTTTGGTTATCCTTATAAATTGGAGATATATTCAGATTTATTTTATGTTGATATAAACAATTATATATTAGTTAATGAGAATAAAATTAAAAAACACGGATTTTATGAACTTAAATCGAATTAATTTCAAAAAATAATAATAAAAAATGAGTTTTCCTTATATTTTATCAGTTTCTCGTCGTGAAGATGTTCCAGCTTTTAAATCAGAGTGGTTTATAAACGTTTTAAAAGATGGATATGTAAATATGTGTAGCTCTTATAGAGATTATAGAATAAGTTTTGACAATGTTAAATTTATAGTTTTCTGGACGAAAAATCCAAGACCTATGATTCCTTATCTGGATGATATAAAACTAGATTATTATTTTCAATATACTTTGAATTTCTATCCAGAATATGAAAAAAATGTGCCGCCAATAGCTGAGAGAGTAAGAACATTTATCAATTTATCAAAAAAAATTGGTAAAGAAAAAGTCATATGGCGATTTGATCCTATAATAATCAATGATATCATATCAGTTGATAATGTCTTGGAAAGAATAAATAAAATAGGGAGACTTGTTTCACCATATACTGAAAAATTAGTTTTTAGTTTTATTGATCCATATTTTAAACTAAATGATAGATTTAGAGACTTGACAGAAAAAGAAATGATAGATGTTGTTCAAGGAATAAAAGAAATGAACAAATCTTGGGGATTAAAATTGGCTACTTGTGCAGAAAGATCTGAATTTGAAGGAATCGAACATAACAAATGTATAGATCCAGATTTAATAAAAAGAATTAGTGGTGATCCAGATTGGTTGAAAGAAAGAAAAGATAAAAATCAAAGAGCTTTTTGCGGATGTATAGAAAGTTCAGATATCGGCTCATTCAAGTCTTGCCAACATCAATGCGATTATTGTTATGGGCAATAAGAAAAAATGAAAAAAAAAACATTAATATATAAATTAAAAAATTGTTGTATAATGAAAAAATTTGAATCATTCGAACCTCAACATCAAGAAAACTTGAATATATCTGATATTAGAGGTAGTTTTTATTCGATATAATAGTTTTACTCGGTAGAGAATTTAATCCACCAACCAGGAAGAAAAATAATAAGTCAATGAAAATTTTAACAGTAAAAGAATTAAAAGCTTTAATTGATTCGAATCAAGAACATCTCATTAAATGCGATGTTAAAACTTACGATCCTTATAGCGGTGGAGAACCATATATAGATACAGCCGAATTTTGTAGAAATTTTAAAATTAAAGAATATAAAAGTTATATCTTAGTGGAATTGAGCAATGATATGGGTGATCCAGAATTTTGTGTAAGTAATGAAAACGAGCCAATAGATTTCAAATATGATAATTCAGATAGTGATTATTCATATAGACTATATATAGAGGAATAACTTTAGCATCACCGAAAATAGCATTTTCGGTCCGACGCCATCCCAAAAAGATGGCGTTTCTTTTTTTACAATCCTTTTATATTAACCGAATAGTTTTTCATCGGCATCATCGCCTTCTATTTCGAAATCAGCATCTTGCTCGAATTCAGCATATTTTTCATCTAGTGAATCCATTTCCAATTGATATTCTTCATATGATGAATAACGGAAATATTCATATATAATTGGTTCGAGAGCTTCCAATACTTCTTTTGTGAAGACTTTTCCATTATATAATTGGCTGTCGAACAAAGTTTTATCTAAATGTTTAACATACCATTTCGAGCCGTTCTCATAAGTTATTTCACCGGTCTTTTTATCGAGAACTGGTTTTACTTTAGCTATACCAACTTTTTCAAAGTTTTCGGGTGTGCAAAAGAAATCTAATCCTTTAAATGGATTACAACCTTTTGAGTGATCTATTTCAAATTTTACTTTTTTAGGTTTAGCCAAACGATTTTTTCTAGCCAATGCTGTTATGACCGAGCCTGTTGCGCCAGTGGATAACTCATCTTTTTCTTTATCCTCGAGTTTTGCCTTTGACAATAAAACGATTGTTGAAGCCAAATACATCAAGCCTTCACCACCAGTTAAAATAGCTTGTGGGAATAAGTCTTGTGAATTATGAGAAACTATTCCATTTTTTAATATGTAATGATGAGAATCTTCTATATTGATATCATAAGTTATATCCATTTCATCTAGATATTCGATCTTTTCAATTTTTATTTCATTGAATTCTTTCATAGAGTTTATTTATTATTTTTTTTATTTTTTGACCAATCTTTATATTCCTTTTTAGTTATTTTCTAAAAAAGATGTTTCATTTTTTATAAGTTCATAGATATTTTCATTTCTATTTATCATTCTAATACACCCAGACAAACTCTTACATTCTTTTATATTTTTTATAATATCCATAAATGTTTTTTTTTTTATTTCTATTAATCGAATATATTAAACATTTTTAACAGATAAAATAATATCATCTTCTTTTAATTCCTCAGCTGATTTCCAACAACTATTGTCATCATCTTTACACCATTCCTTTTTTATTAAAAATTTGTGTTGTGGTGTGCATTTTATAATATCCCCATTTTCTAAAGTTATTTTAATAATTGGGCTTTTCTGATACTCATAAATATCAATTATTGGCTTATCACCATCTAATGTTTTAATTAAATCTCCCTTTTTAAGATTTTCTATTAGTTCATAATCACCGTTTGATTTTAAGATTTCATGCCCACTCGTTAAGCATAAATAAATGTGGTTTGTTGCCAGTAGAGGTATATTTAAATATCCAAGATCATCAATAATGATTCTCAACATACTTTTAATGGCTTTTGCCCTTGACATATCTTGTTTGTCATTTCCTTTAACAGCATCCTCAACTTCTTTCTTTGATGCTAAAGCCCCAAGACTATCGATTATTATGAGAGTTTTCGATACATCCTCACCTTTTTCTTTTTGTTTTTTCAATTCGTCCAATAATTGTGCTAAAAATACCTTCAAGTTTTCGACTTTATTCGATCTTATCAACATAAATTTATCTGGATCTGATGTATCCACACCAAACATATCAAAATCAGAATTTTCAATAGAGAACTCAGTGTCTATGTATATAACATTATATCCATCTTTCTGGGCATTTCTAACAACATTTAAACAAATGTATGATTTACCAGTTTGAGTTGGACCAGCGAGTATGGTGAACCTAGATTTTGATACTCCGCCATTTAGAATGCTTTTTGACAATAGAGCATTTAAGATGTAAATTCCTGTGTTTAAATATGTTCTTTCATTTTTTAAATTATCAATTGTAACCATAGATTTTTTGGAGAGATTATCGATTAATCCAGATATCTTTGAAAAATTAAAACCATCTTTTTTTGTTTGTTGTTTAGCCATTTTATTTTTATTTATTTTTAGATATATATATTATATTTATTTTTTGAGTTATATAACAATATTTCATTTTTGTTTTATCGAACATTTTCAAACTTTAAATTAATTTTTTTATATTCATATCTATGAACAAACCAAAATTCAGTATTGTAACATCATTTTATAATGAACCTATCGAACTAATAGAAGAATGTTGTCAAAGTGTTCTAAATCAAACTTTTAAAGATTTTGAGTGGGTTATAACGGACGATTGGAGTCAAGATGAAAATACTACAGAAAAAGTCAAATCTCTAGTCGATAGAGATCAAAGAATAAGATATGTTGAAGAAAAAGAAAAAAAAGAAGTTTGGTGGAATCCACATACTTACGCCAATGGCGAAATAGTCACAACATTGGACGGCGATGATAAATTATTTCCAAAAGCAATAGAAGTTTTAAATCATTTTTATGATGCCTATCCTGATGTAATTTGCGCAACAACAGATATACATAATTATAGAGAAGATAAAATGTATAATGGATCTGTTTATTTAAATTATGAGAACTATAAAAGTCATTTGAATTATTGTAAAGATATAAGGCACAATCCATCTATTAATAAGAATGTTACAAATAGTTTGTTCATGCATGGGTATAATCGCTCTTATAGAAATATGAATATTGATTTTAGAGGCAATCTAGATAAAAGGCTAATTATTGTAGATTTTCTACAACTAACTATGTTAGAAGAGCTTGGAAAATATCTTCATATACCAAGAAGTTTATATGGATATAATACTCGCGAAATGTCAATAAGTAGAAAAATTGATGATCATAACAATTTTTCTATGCGGACACAAGAAATCGATCGGGCTGTCATCGATAGAAGAGAGGGAAAAGATATTGACACAATAAAAAGATTATTCGATGGAATTTTTGTTCAAAGCACAGCATTTTTTGGAAGTGACCTGAATTTAATAAGCGATAGAAAAAATATATCGCTGATAACACAAACTCCGCTGACTCTTTTACAACAATATCAATTAAAAGAGTTGTGGTTTGATCATAATCTATATTTTGATGTATATGATGATTCTATAGATTATTATTTTGTTCAATTCACTTCGATGGATGAAATAAATAATTTTATGCCAATATATCATAAATTGTTAAAATATTGCGGAAGAGGAAAGAAAATAACTATTCAAATAACATACAATGAAACAAGAATGGATAACACTCTTTTTACAAATTTCTTGAGTGTTCTACAAGGAAAACATAATTTATTGTGGTATGATTTTGATAACACGTATCAATTTATTGAAATTTTTTAAATATTTTCAGCTATTCGATTTCTAGAATCAACCATATCCTTTTCGCTCAGATAATCTGTATGAACATAAGAAGAATATTCGTCTGATTTACTTTTATAAAAATTAGACTGTTTTAAAAAATCTATATTTCTTATATATAAGGCATCACCATATTTACTGGTGAATTTTAAATGCTCGTTTGATATTTTGATTGATTTATTGAAATAATTGCAACCAGGATAAATAGATACAATGGTGACATCTGTTTCATCTGGTTTCACTTTTTTTAACCATTTAATTGTTTCATTAACGGATTCTTCTGATTCGCCAGGATGACCAACTGACATCAAAGCCTTTACTTTCAATCCAACTTTATTAGCCAGTTCAAAAGTTTTTGTGTTCATATCCGCTGTTGTCATTTTGTTCATATTTTTCAATATTCTATTCGAGCCGGATTCAAATCCTATTAATAACCATTTAAAACCACAATCTCGCATCAAAATCGCTTGTTCGTGAGTTAAAAGATCGCTGCGAGTAAATCCACGAAAATTGAACTCCACACCATTTTTATTTTGATATTCTATCAATCTGAATAGCAGCTCATTGAATCTCTTTTTATTTAGATTTAACTCATCGTCATAAAACATAAATCCTTCATAACCATATTTTTTATATAACAAATCTATTTCTTCTATGACATTATCCACGCTTCGAGTTCGGACACGATTAAAAAATTTTGAATTTCTACCACTACAAAATTCACATTTAAACGGGCAACCAAGTTGGGATATTAGACTGGTTGATTTTTTTCCATCTATGAGATATTTATAACTTTCTACATCTATGAAATCTCGGTTAGTTATAAAGTCATTGGAATTTATATTCATAGACTCTATTATTTTTTCGTCTAGAAATATGGCTTTTATTATTGTCTCTTCACCGTCCCCAATAACTATCGTGTCTATAACCTCGTTCAACTCGTTCATATGCCTGATTATCATATCTTTAATATCATCTGTTGATATATCAATGGATGTTTGCATCAGCGTCACGTGCGGACCGCCCAATATGATCTTTATTTTATATTTCGATTTTATATATTTACAAAGATCAAAAACTATTTTTATTTGTGGAGTCGTTGATGTGAAACATATTACATCCAATTTATTGTTTATTATATAGTCATCTAATGCTGAGTAATAATCATTGTTATTTGTGAGATCTATAAAACTTATATTTTCAACATTTATAGATATGGATGTGGCTACGCGTAATATACCCAAAGAAGGGAACACTCTTTCTTCTGTTAAAAATGGAGATGGGGGATTAACAAATCCTATATTTTTACTCAATATCACAATTCTTTATAAAACAAAAAAATATAAAGTTTAAAAAAATAGATTTTTAATTTTAATATATAGAAAGAGATATGAGATATTTAAGGTTATATGAACAATTTGGTAAAAAAGATGAAATATTCATTGTTTCTATGCCAAGTGGTGAAGTTTTTTATGTTGATGGGGATTTATTTGATGATATGGATGATCAAGGATTATTGAAGTATAATATTGATTATGATAAATCGTTCTATTGCTTTTCTGACAACATAAAGCATAAAGTAGAGAGTATGATAGCTTGGAAAAAAGGAACCGAAGTTGAAGAAGAAATAATAAATGATTCATCGAGCGGTAAAACATATCTTTTTTTCGCTAATGATTTTGAAAGCAATTTATTGAAAAAATTGAAAAATGTTTTATCTCCATTCAAGGTTAAGATAAAAGTTATGGCAAAAGATAGAACGTTGAAAATAATGTATATTAAAAATGAAAATGAAACGGTGCATCAAAGCGAGATTTATGTGATCAAAAATGATGTATATACAATAAGAATATATAGAAGAGGCGAAAAAGTAGAAGAATATGTCGTGCCAACGGATGATATGTTACTTCAAAGAATAGAGTCTGAAGTTAGATTTTATTTTAAATGAAAAAATGTAATAAGAATGGAAAACTTAATGTCATATGAACGATTTTTGAATGAAAAAATAAATTTACCCAGTTTTCTTAAAAGAAAAAATCCAGAAATATCTCCAATTGATGAGAATGATCCCTGGGGCGAGGACACTCCAAGAAAATATACATTTGGAGAGTGGTTTAGATATAAATATAAAGATAAAGACCCACTGACAATAAAGATAATTGATTGTCATAATAATTCTCTCACCAGTCTTGATGGAATAGAGAACTTGATAAATCTTAAAGAGTTATATTGTTACAATAATTCTCTCGCCAGTCTCGAGGGAATAGATAACTTGAGAAATCTTAAAGTGTTACATTGTTATAATAATTCTCTCGTCAGTATCAGGGAAGTAGAGAACCTGATAAATCTTGAAGAGTTACATTGTTATAATAATTCTCTCGTCAGTATCAGGGAAGTAGAGAACTTGATAAATCTTGAAGAGTTACATTGTTATAATAATTCTCTCGTCAGTATCAGGGGAGTAGAGAACCTGATAAATCTTGAAGTGTTAAATTGTTCTTATAATTCTCTCGTTAGTCTTGATGGAATAGAGAACCTGATAAATCTTAAAGAGTTATATTGTTCTAGGAATTATATAACAAGTTTCGAGGGAATAGAGAACTTGATAAATCTTAAAGTGTTAT